TTATTCAAACATACTATATAAATCTTTTATCTTTTTATGGTGTCTTTTTATTTCCGGTGGTGCGTCTTCTCTTAAGTGATGAAGCCCATCTTCTCCAAGATATATCCACTTGTCTGTCTCTTCAATCATCTTCTTATCATACTCACTTAACATAGGCATCATTCCACACACCCCCTTACCAGTTGTAATAATTTTCTATCTTTGACTATGCCTTTTTCTTCTTGCAGAAGGACTTCCGCAATTAATTCATTTAGGTTATCTTTTTTTCTATAACTGTTATATGCGTTATCACACACGACCCTTGTAATATATGATGGGTTGTATATTTGTTGTTCAGCAACATACTTGTGTAAATCTGCTTCTAATTTGTTTTTTATTATAGCATGATTATCCCCTTTTGTCATTACAAAATCCCAGTGTTTTTTATGGAACATTTCGTGCTTTAATATATCTTCAGCGTTTTCGGCGATAAAATAATCGTCTTTTAAATACCTATCTATATAACTGCTTTCACACACTTTTTCATTAATAAATACTAGGTTATTTTCATGGTCATAAGCCGCTATACCCGGAAGGTTTTTAGCTATTACTATACCATCTAAATCATGTAAAACCCCTTTTGACTTCATATCCTTTATGAACTCCATTGTTTTTTGTGCTTCGGATGAATTCGTCTGTGTAAATACTCCTGCTAGCTCTTTAACTTCATAAGCTTTTATACTAAATTTTTCACCCTTAAACATTTTAGGATGCCCCATAAAGTCAGCATTTGTACCTTGTATCTCTACAAACTGTTTTTTCCACTCCTCATATGTCATATCAGCCGGCACATAATAGTTATTACCTTTTTCATCTTTTGCTATCCGCTCAGGATCTACTCCTAGTTCTTCCCAATCATCAAAGTAAGGTATTGTAGTTGTTCTACAGTTAGGATGAAAAGGCGGGGCTGTGACCCCTGCTTCATAGTCTTTCATGTCAAATACTTTTCCGTCAAGTTCCGAGCAAATCTCAGATGTCCTGTTATCAAGGGTTGCCACTATTTGATATTTTTCAACATCAAGTTCATTAAACATATCCTTTTGAGCTACTGAACTAAAATAAGCCGACTCCGTCATTATGAGTCGACCCGCTGCGCTTCTTGATACATTCATTTTATTTTCTATTTCTTTTATAGCTTTTGCAGGATCTGAACCGCTTATGATATTTCTTACTAATGTTCCATGCAACTCATTTATAAGTTTTTCTTTATTTTTCCAAATCCTGTTCGAAAAGTTTACACCATCCATAGCCCAAGGCTTACCGATCACCTTACTTAGCCTATTCTCATCCAGTTTATCGAACGCAAACCCTACACCAAAGCCTTTTTGTACTTCAAAAGCAGTTCTGTATAAGCTTTCAGAATAAATATTCCTCATAGTTTTGTCTACTACATCCAGTTGATTACCGTATAACACTTCTAGGCTTTGCTGTGTCTGAAGCTTTAGAGATTCAAGTCTTGATATGTGAAACCTTGCTGACGCATTCTCAAGTTCTTTTATCCATTGCTTGTTTAGTGCATTTTCTTTACCGTATTTTATATAATCCTCTACAGTCCACTTAAGCTCCTTTAGCTCCTTTGCATTAAGCATTTTTCTTGCTTCTGCCATAGATACATCATTATTGATTGCGAATCTTTGATACCAGGTATTTATTTTGTTCTCAAGCTCTCTTTGTGCCTTTTGGTAAATATTTTCTATCTCACTGTAAGCTTTTATACCTTTATTGTGAGCAACTGCTTCAATTTGTGTGAACCTGTCTTGCCAATATGAGCTATTCGGCATTTACATCACCGCCTTCAGATTGAGCATTAGAATCCGCAAATGCCCCATACTGGTCTTGCATTTGCTCTTCTTTTTGCTTCTTTATGCGCTCAAGCTCCTTTTGAACATCATCAACCCAAGGATGCTGCTCTATGATAGTCTCGTCTGATAAGATGCCGACTGACTTAACACAGCTCTCTATCGCCTCAGTCTCATTGATCAGTATATCTCTGTTAAATGTGATAGTTGCTTCTTCATTTTCAAAATCACCGTATCCCATATTAGATAGATGCACTTTTACAAACCAAAGCAGTTCTTCAAATGCCGCTTGCAGTTCTGTTTCCATATCGTTCGCATCTAAGTCAATGTCACTGTACATGCTCTGAATATTCATCTGATTAGGATTGCCGGACATTCTATCATCTTTGGCATCATAGCCCATACCATTTTCTATTAAAGCTTTCTTGAATATATCAATAATAGCTTTGTAGTTATCTACATTGACCTTGACCTCAAGCGTATCAACTCCGCCCTTTTCAGAGTCATTGCTTTTCACCTTGACCGCTCCGTACAGTGCAAGCTTCTGCCTAAACTCTCCCAGATCCTGTCCGTCATAATTACGAATAACAAGAATAGTATTCCTGGCATCTTCTTGCATATTGTTTTCAAAGTCTGAGAGCATTATGTTAATTCCGTCTTGAAGTGACTTGACCCTCTTTATAAGCGGAGTCCCTTCATGATACTTAAGAGGTACTAAAGGGATCCTTCCCCAGTTGTAACTATCGTTATCGGTGTTTACATATGTGCTGTAAGGTGTGGTATTATCACTCTCTATCGTTTCGCCGTTTAATATAAATTTATACACGCCCAACGGCGTATACACCTCAGCTCTTTCAACTTCTGTCTTGCGACCTGCAGCTGTATATTCATCTGTCTTATACACTCTTACCGCAAGTCTTACCCTTGTCTTTTCGTCATCTTCCCAGAACGGTAATATCTCATATCCCGAAAATATTTTGAAGTTGAGTTGACCGGAGCTATCATAATTTGGATAGATCCACGCCATACCGGTATTCAGCATAAATTTGCCGGCTTTTTTTATATTACGCATAAACTTTTTATTGAATATCTGCTTTAGGCACTCCATGTAGGATATATTATCCGTACTTACTACAAAAGGTTGACCTAGCAGATAGTTAGCTTTTTGATTTACAAGCTTAGCATACTGGTTATCTATGATTCTATTGTTCGGCAAGTTGGTCACTTCTTGCAGTTCCCCGCCCTCGCCTATAACAGTTCTTTTTCTTGCAAGAATATCATGCACACCCTCGTAATACATCTCACCTTTGAGTTGCATTGTTCTTTCCGGAGATGATCTCCATGTCAGTATTTCATTCTTTAGGATATTGATTCCATCAATACCGGCTATGCTTTTTTTATTAAAAAACCGGCTGATTGCCAAAATTATCTTTTTTATAAAATCCACACTTTACTCCTTTTTAATCAAAACTGTATACAGACCCCATTGAAATATCCTCAAGTGCATATCTCATTGCATCCATTAAGTGGTTAAAATCATCAATAGGTTTATTTATCATATTGCCTGTCTTACTATCTTTTGCCCAAGTATAATTAGATATCTCGGTAATGAAATTAACGCACTTGGGATGGATTATTATGTGATAGTCCTGTATAAAGTCAATCCCGTTTATTATGCTGTCAGGTCCTTTCCTTGCAGGAGTTATGTGCGATAACCCCAAGGTGTAAAGCCTGTCTATACTTTTCTTCTCTGCACTATCTGCCCTTATCCGCTCTTTAGCGTATCCCATTCTTATAACTTCCTCCGCTATAGCCTCGTTGCTCATACCCTTCTTATACATCTCATCAAACACCCAGATTGTTTTGCTCTTAGTATCTACAAGTCCACAAAATAAAGCGCTCGGATCGTTTGTATATCCGAAGTCAAGACCAAATGCCGATTGAATAGTTGATATCTTCTTGACTTCATTTATATCAAAGGCTTTTTCTTCCCAGTTTTCATATACTAATCCGTCCACAATTCCCCACTCGCCAAGTCCGGCTACCTGATACCTTCGTGGATTGTTCTTTTTCATCGACTCAAACACCTTTAGATCTGCCTTATCAAGCCATTCATTGCAAAGATAATTTGTAGTCATTGCCAAGACTTCATCGTCCGGAGTATCAAAGAACCTTTTCTTTATCCAGTGATGTTCGTTCCAAGGATTTAATGTGATCGTAATCTGCTTAAATAGTTGCACTTCATCCGGTATAGCTCCTCTTATTGACTCGTCAAGCATATTGAAATCGTTTTCGTTTGATATCTCATAAGCTTCTTCCAGCCATAACCAACAAAGATACCCCTGCTCTACTGTAATCGATGTGATCTTAAGCGGATCATCAAGACCTCTAAAATAAATTTTCTGTCCTGTAGGTATATAAGTCATCTCCAGCGGTGATTCCTTTACTTCCCAGTAGTTCTCTACATTAAGTCTTCTTATCGCCCATTTAAGCTCTGTAAAGCAACTGTCTTTTAGGGTCCTGAATACCTTACGGGCTACAAGTAAATTAGCTTGTGGGTACTTCATCAATGCCCATATATACCACAATGCGGTAGTCTTTGACTTTTTACTTGCTCTACTGCCTTTGCAGACTCTATATCGACCCTTGTATCTCCAAAAGGTACCGTATCCATTACCTACAACTTCCGGAAGGCTAATGTTTATTTTATCAGTCTTCAAGATCATCACCCCCTGATATTATTACAGGTATATTGGCAGTTAAATCTACCTTGTCCTTAAACAGCCCCATTCTCTTACCTAAGAGCTCCGCAGCCTTAAGCCTTTCCTTTTCGTCAGGTGCTTTCTGCATAGGCTTCGCTTTGCTTACCCCTTCACCTTGGCCTTCTATGACAACTACTTCTGAACTACTTTCTCCTCTAAGGACTGAGGTAAGGTACTCAAGTACTTCTTGTTGATCAGCAATCTTTTTATCAGATAATTCCTTTAATCGTTCGTCTATATAGGATTTTATAACAGGTTTTGACAGGTTTTCAGTTGCTATTCTGTTAGCAGTCTTCTTGCTATACCCAGCCTTTATTGCTGCCTCTGTAGCATTTCCGCTGATGATATATTCATCAGCAAATCTTTGTTGTTTTATTGTCAACTTCATATATCATCAGCTCCTTTCTTATTTTTTACAAGCAAAAAAGACAGCCTGCTGACTGCCTTCTTTGTGCCCGAAGTATTGATATATCTGTAAGGAGGGTTATGCCCGAAGGTTTCCTTAAAACCCACTTACATAATATCACAGAATCGTTTTCACTTTTTTCACTCTTTATCTTTTTGAAAGATAATATCAAACTCCCTCAATGCATACCCGTGTATCTTAAAAATGCCTGCCACAGAATAATTCATGTATTCAGCTATTTGTTCAAATGTCGCATTAGATACATAATACATAGACAATATGGCTTTGTGATTGCTATTGTTCAACTTGTCAATTAGTCCACTTGCTTCGTCTCTCAAATCTACAAGCTTATCAATATCCGTCTCAATGAATTTCTCTAATTCACAAATTTTTATTAATACGCTTTCAAATCCGCCTGAACCACCACCTTGTACTCTCTCCCCCAGGTTGCTTGTAACCTTAGTAGCTAATGCCCTCATACGCTCTTTTTCTAAAAGCTTAGCATTTATGATATTATCAAGCATCTTCAACTGCCTTAAATACTCTTTAGCTGTCATCTATACACTCCTTTCTTTGGCTTCGTTATTTTCAAAAAGCATCAATTCTTTTGCTTTATTGCTGAATTCTTTAGACACTTCAAAGCCGTAAGAATTTCTATTAAGCTCCCTTGCAGCTCTTAAAGTTGTTCCACTTCCGGCTACAGGGTCTATTACTATATCTCCCTCATCTGTGAATATTTCTATAAGTCTTTTTAGCAAGCTTACAGGCTTTTGTGCCGGATGTATCTTCGGGTATTGCTTAGCATTATCTCTCTTCCACTCAAACCAGTTAAATATCATTTTACCTTCGTTGTTAAACTTAGGTAATTTATCTCTGTATAAGATTAAACCATATTCAGTAGCTCCGCATATTCTCATGTTAGCTTTTAATACTTGAGGACTGTAATTCTTTACAAACACAAGCGGAATGTGATTTTTAAACCCATGTTTTTTAGCGTATTCTATTACTATTTGTATCTGCTGAAACGAACAAAATACTATCATGCATGGGGCTTTTCCTCGTTCTTTAGGCTCTTTCTTAAGCAATCTGTTGCAAAAATGAAAGTATTCAGCGATATTGAAATTAAAGTCAGTGTTAAAAGCCGCCTTTCCTGCAAGTTTACTTTCTCCATTCTTGTTATCACCACCTTTATACCACATAGGATTTGAACCGTAGAAATTATTGCCTATGTTATACGGTATATCAGCTATTACAAGCTGTGCTTTCTGTATTCCATATCTTTTATAGTTCTGAAAATTGTCATTATATAACTCACACTTTATCTGTCTTTCTTTATTCATGTTTCAATCAAGGAGCCGAACGTTCTTTATGCCGGCAAGCTCGTCTCCCTTCCGTTATTTTATAATTTGTAAGTTTTTATTGACCCGTCTTCGGCTTCAAGGGTTACTGTTACAGGAAAACCTGTTTTATTATTGTTTATAGCCACATGCCTCATATTTTTTATCTTAAATTTAGTTTTATGACTATCTTCACAGGATTTTGCTTTTTTCTTATCTGCATATTCTGTATTGCACAGTTCACAAACAAATAGTCGCTTTTCTTTCATTCTTACTCCTCCCAGTCTCCTTTCAGCATATCAGCTTTTATTAGCTGATATAAAATATCTGTTGAGGTGCGATGATCTCTGTATCTGCAATTAGCTTTCTTATGTATTCTCTTATCATCATTTTTCCAGTCTTGTATATCGAACATAACAGGACTTACAAAAAGAAACTTACTATCTTTCGCTACGCATAAATAGTAAATAGGCAAGAGACTACAGCCTTTACACTTTCTAAATCCGAATGATTTTTCAAATTCTTCCATGCTTTTTTTAGGCTTTAACATCTTGCTCCCTCCTTACTGTCGTAAAATTCTCAAGTGCTTCACATATAGCACTTATTCTTTTTTCTCCAAGACCTTTTATGCCAGCAAGTGCCTCATGAACATCTTCAAATGTTAATGACCCTTTATCCGCCTCTTTTTCGCCATCTTCAAATCCGCTCTTATACATTGACTCCGCCCATAAGCTCATCTGGTGATGATCCATCTTTTTTATGTTTAGATAATCTTTTCTGTTTAACTCAAATTTCTTTTTAGCCATGTTCTCTCCTATCAAGTCGTTTTATTTGACGCTTGATTTTATAATCTATTCTTTGTTCAACTCTATCTTCAGCCTTAAACAACAACTCCATTTGCCGGCACATGATACGAACATCTGCAATCTCGTCTATTACATCATCTATAAGTAAATTTTGACTTTCCCCTTGCCCTCTTCTCAACTTCAGAAGGGCTTTTGCAAGTTCTGCCATTTCTTCAATTGCCATATCTATCTGCGAATTTGCCCCATATTCTAAGATACAGCGTCTAAAAACACTATCTCTTGTATAAGCCTTACCTTCTTTTATAGTCATAAAACTCCCTCTTTTAATCATAGCCTTGACTTTCAAAAACCCACACAAGCACTCTTGGATCATCTTTATCAACGTCGAAACGATCCTTAAATCCTTCTACATTTTTCCAGCCGTCATTTTTTATAAGCCCTGTTTCAATCATTGCATCAAGGATGTACTTCTTAGCACTTGCTATATTGTCCTTGTCTCTTTTTTGATTTTTTTCATACCAGTAGAAATTTATTCCTACCGGTTCTCTGCACTTGTAACCCTTAAGACCTTCTTCATATATAGCCGCCTTGACCATATCCATGTTCTTTCTCTTAAGCTTGTTTCCTGTTGCCCAGTATTTTCTGTTAGCAGCAATAAGCTCATTGAGTCCTGCAAGACTGCCTTTGATCGTAAAGCTAATCATTGCTTTGCCCCCTTATATCTTCAAGTAATTTATTTGTATTATTGACAGTAGTGCCTATCCCTGTCATCTTTGCTCCTGCTGCCTCAAGTATTTCCCTAAGCCTTGTTGGCAGCTTATTATGTTCCTTTTCTCTTTGTAATACAGTTCTGTAATTCCTGATAAAATTAGACTGTATTACACTTTGAACTGTATCAATCTCCATACCTGCCCATTCTTGTAAGACTTCAAATCTTCCCAGTGTTTTTTGTACAACTAAGGGAAGTTTATCAAACTCTTCTTTTGCATGATAACTTGAGTTTGATAATGCCTTGTTAACCTTTCCCCATGCTTCCATTTCTGTCATATCAAAGCTTTTTATCGGTATTTTGTCTATCAGTTGCCCGGGTGTCGGGGCAAATCCTTTCGTATCACTTAAAATATACGAATGTAATGCGGCTCTTATATGCTCAAACTGATAAGAAGAAAGGATTGCTGTCCATGTATCTACTGTAGCCGTTATATCTGCCGGCTTGTAGTTCGAATAGGTATATGTCATTATCATTATGATTTCTTTTACTTCATCTCTTGTCATACTTTATCCCAGTCTATGCCCCCTCCTTGATTGTGGTTATTAAAACTCCTGCTGCTATTGTTATTACTCTTTAATCCATATAAGTCCTGCCAGTTATTCATAATAGATTGATCAAGAACCGCTATAGCTATGTCATTATCCATATTTCCGTTCACTGTAGATAATTCTTTTAATTTCTTAACTAATAGATCTACTGTATGTTGTGTCGAGATCGGCTTTTTTATTTTTTCTCTCATTTTTGCATATTCTAAAAAAGCTTCATTCAGTTTTTCATCATAAGAAAAATAAGATAGATCTATCTTCTCTTTCGCCCCTATATTTTTATTTACTTTGTTTTCCTTTACTTTCTTTTCTTTTACTTTCTTTTCTTTTAAAGGGTTTTTCTCGGAAATACTATGGTTTTTCTGGGAAATACTATAGTTTTTCTCGGAAATTGCCTCATTTTGGGTTACTTTAATAAAAGAAGCTGTTTCCTCTTTGCTTAAAAGCCAAATTTCACCTTTAACATCTACGGTTCTTTTTTGACCTTTCATAGCTTCCTGATATCTTTTTTGTATTCCGGGTGAGGTAATTGTAGTGACCGGACCAGCAAGTGTGCTTATCTGTGTAAGTAGTGACCGACTAGCCAAGTATTCCATTACCTGCTCTATAAACCCCTCGGTTAAGCCAAGATCTGTGATCATGTTATCTATGCAATCATCGTCATAGATCAAGTAATATCCCTTATCTTTATATGCTTCGCATAAGATCCATATATATAAGACAATGCCGTCATTGCCGTATCTTGACCTTAAGGCTTTTATACGCCTATCCGAATAGAAAAAATCTGTATCAAAAGAAAAGTAAAGCAAGCCTTGCTTTTTTGGTCTTGCCATTCAGTTACCTTCCTTAATGGATTGTCCTTTGTATTGGAGCAATTGTAGTGACCGGACCAGCAAGTGTGCTTATCGGTGTAAGTAGTGACCGGACCAGCCAAGTATGCAATTGCTTTATCCAATTACAGCGGACTATAATGGCTTCCTTTCGTAACATATCCCTGTGATATAAGTAAGCCAAATGACGTAAATACTACGTCTACAGTTACATTTGCATTTTTTAACGTGGTTTGCTTCCACAAAAGTATATTCGTTTGACTACCATATGAAATTACACTACTCTCAAACTAAGTTCGGCTTTTATAGCAGCTTATCCGACCCTGCTAAAAATTTGGCTTTTATAGTAGATTAGTCCAACCCTACTGTTAAGTGCTGTTTTAATGAGATTATCCGACTCCTCAAAGTTTAATTATTAAGCTACTTCCCGCTCGATCATTGGAAGTATTTCATTTCTTTTCAATAGATCATATAAAAATAATCTGCCTTTTTGAGTCCAGTATGTCTGTACTGATGTTCCTTGAGTACCGTCCAACTTGTTATATATATGTGTTTTTGTTTGTGTATATCCCTTGTTTTGATATTTTGAATATAAAAACCATATACCGGATTGGTTGTATTGAACTCCCAGTTCATGTAGCAACTTGTTAAGGGCCTTTGCACCCATACCATAATCTTTAGATATTTCCGTTACGGAAAGAAGTTCCGGACACTGAAGTATCAAATCATGATAATCAGCTTTAGGCTTAAGTTCAGCTATCTGCTGATCTTTTATCTTATTATCAAGCCTTAATGTAAATAGCTCCTTTTCAGCTATTCTTAATGCCCTTGCCATTATCTTTTCAGGGCTATTGTAATCCTTTTCAATCTGTATGAAGTACTGTCTAGCTTGCTTTCCCTTATCTGAACGCTGTATCATGCAGATTTCTTTTGCCATATCTATTTTTATGAGATGGTCTTGTAAGCTTCTTTTTACTTCTCTGTTACCTTCAAGTTGAACTTGCTCAAAAATGAGTGAGTTGAAATCAACTCCTTCAGTAAACCCATACTCACACATTCTAGGAAACCAATCGCTATAACGTGTTTCTATCCCTAATACTTCATGTAGCTGTCTGCCACTAACAACCGGATCTTCGTTACTATTAAATCTGATATCTATTAATTCGTTCATGCCTTTCCTTCCTAATCTCCGAAAAGACTGTTTTGTATGTTATTCTTTGAAGCGGTATTCGCTTCAGGCTCTCCTTTTACTCCATTACTCTCTTCCTGATCTGCTTCATATTCTTCTACATCATCCGGTACTGCATCAATAACAATATCTTCATTAATTTCATCTTCCTGATTATCTACATAATAGGATGAACCGTCCTGATTGATTACTGCCATATCCTTATCAAATGCTGTCATCATATCTATGCTCATGATCCCCCATTTGCTTATAAGCTGCCTTAACATTGTTTTGTATGCCATTGAGTCAAAATCTTTAACCCAAAAGGTATATGCAGTACCTTTTCTTTTATCTGCTGCATAAGCCTGTGAATACTTCAATGCGTGCTCTTCCATCTTCTTTTTAGACCAGTACAAAGTTTTCTTAAATCCGTTTGTATACTCGAACATTGCATAATAGCCGATAGTTTCCGTATTCTCTCTTACGGTATCATCCTCTATAAGATTAACTTCTATCTCTTCATTAAGTGGATCATATCGTACAAGTTCGCCGTTTTTGATTGCTAACACATTAAGCTTTTTATACTGACCGCTTCTCATTGCCAACTGTAAATATCCCTTGTACCCGAGCTGGAACTGTGCAACCTTCCCTTTTGTCTTATCATTAAACGGTACCATGTAGTACTGCCCAAGCTGTGGACTTGGAGAAAGTCCTAAACTATTTCCTAAAAGTGCTGCTGAAAGAATTGACTGATTTGTGCAACTTTGCAACTCTTGGTTTGTATTAACTGCTGAAACTATTGAAGATATGAACCTGTCTCCGTTCTTTCCACCTATAACACTGTTTATCTGATTCTTTACTGCATCCTGTGTAAGATATGCTGTAAGTCCGTTGCTCTTCTTTTGCTTTGCTAAACTGTTCTGTACTGCCATTTTCTTTATCTCCTTCTTTTAGTTGTTTGTAGGTCTTCTGAACTTTATATTGTTGAGTTTAAGGTAAGATGCAAGTTTTTTAGCCTCTTCACTGCTAAGATAAGCTTCAAACCCTATCCAATCCCTTGGCATTAAGGGTTCGTCCAAATCGGAAGGTTCATCTTTTACTTCTGAAGTCTTGACGGTTTCTCTTTCCGGTATCGGATTTTCAAGTGCCTTAGCAGCCTCTTCCTGTGCTTTCTTAGCTTCTTCCTGTGCCTTAAGCTCTGCTTTTCGTTGTTCCTCCTCAGCTTTCCTCTTAGCTACATCTACAAGCTTGTTAGCCTCGTTTATAGCCTTTGTAACATCTAAAGTCTTTTTATACACATCCTTAGCTTCAAATGAATACCCCGGAAGACAATCCAGTGTATTTAATGCATTTTCTACATCAATAAGGATATTCTCAATATCTTTCTTGATACTTGCCATTGAAGTGGATGCATTAAGCCATTTAGGATTGAATATCTGCTCATAGGTAGGAATTTCTCCAACCTTTAGGCTGTCCCAGTATTCTTTAATATCTGCTGCCTTTTTCGCCTTCTTTTCTTCATCAAATGCCTTTATCTGACTGTCTATAAGGGCTATAGGTTCATTCACTATAGCTACTATATCCTTAACTTGTTTTTCAAATGTCTCATAAGGCTCTAAGTACTTCCTTTTGATTTCTTTTCTTTTATCTTCTAAAGCTGTTACAAACTTATTTAACTTAGCCTTATCTGCCTTAGCTGATGTAACCTGATCATCCGTATAAACTAATGTCTTATACATCTCTACCTTTTGGGTAACTTCTGCCTTTATCTCTTCATGATTCCATTCAATAGCCTGTAAAGCATTATCATCTTTAGGACTGTATATCTTTAGCTCCATATTTTCTCCTTTTTAGTTTTTAAGCGGTTGTCAATTATAGGTTTACAACCACTTTAGGTTTTATAGTTTTCATGTCAGATCCAACTGTAAACATCCGGTTGACAGTTGGATCTTATATGTCCGGAAGAATTAAACTTGGAGGGTTTCTTTTTTTAAGACTTTCCCAAAACTTCTCTTCTTCCCTACATAAGTACTCTATATCCTCTTCAACTTCATTGCGATCTATAAAGTAGTGCTTTATTTGTATATAGACCTCATTATTGAATACACTCTTTAGCTGTGCTTTAAGGACTGCAAAGTCATACTCTGTAACCATCAGATAGTGAAGCACCTGTGCGTAATAGTTTTCAGGTATCTTTCCTTTCCAGTTCTCTTTTTGCATACTTTGAAGTATATTTGTTGTTTTTATTTCCAGTATGCCCTTCCTACCGGTATCCTTTTCAATAAGTTCACCGTCAAGGCTTGCATGAGCAAAGGGATACTTATCATTTATAAACATATTGTTTTCATCATAAAGCACTTCATAATTCGGATAATCAAGCTTGAAAAGCTCTCTTAAATAGCTTTCTGCTTCTATACCGTACTTTACATAGTCTTTATCTGATATGTCTTTAGGCTTGATTTTTCCCTTTTTCTCAAACCACAGGTCAGTATTAGACTTATAGGGATTAAGCCCCAGTACAGCCGCTGCATCTGAACCACCGAGCTTTTCTCGATGGTTCAGCCATTCATCACGGTCTTTTAATATTTTTTTCTCTAACATTTTTTATACCTATTTGTTATAATTACGCATGTATATATATTTATTTACTTTTGTAGCTTACAGCTTATCTTCCTTAAAGGGCTGTAAGCTCTTTTTATTGCTGTAAAGCAGTATATCTGAAAAGCTCACTATCATTTCCTTGTTTGTCTTAAGTACCTTTAGCTTGACCAGATCAGGATACAGTTTAATGACTTCAACCCTGTCTGTTTTCTGTTTAGGTTTTGAACTGTCTCCAAAATCTTCAGCAATAAAGCTCTCATAAGTGTAATCAAACCTGTCACCAACCTTGACAATTTGCTTAAGCTCCTTGATGCCTATTCCGGTTTGTCTCATGTTGCCGGCATATTTAGCTACTGCCATAGTTATACCCCTCTGTTTCGCATAAATTCAGGTATCTGTAGCTCTTTTGGTGCTACTTCCTCAAATGTTATAGTAAATATAGTTCTTTTTCCATCCTCACACACCTCTGTTTTTATGTGTTTTCTACCCGGTGCGCATATATTAACAACACATTCTGACTCTATATACATAATTACCTCCTAAAATATCTTTGTTTTTTCCTCATTTGTCAGCCAACCCTTACTATTAAGCCGTCTAAGTTCTATTAAAGTAAAGGTATGCGGCTGCCTACTTCTTTTCCTGTACGTCTTTTCAGAACATCCCAGTAAAGTTGCCATTTCCTTGTCAGTTTTGCTATAAGTAGCCTGTATTCTTCCAAGAATGCCTTTGAGTTCAGCATCCTGCTTTTCTGTTCTGCTTTGTGCCAGTTTTGGCATTTGACCACCTCCTTACTTATCCGGATCATCAATGTAAAATGCTATACTCATCATTACAATTACTGCCAATATGCTTCCGATCGCCCCCATGCTTCCTCCTTTATGCCCTGTCCTCGTTCTGCTTCTTATACTCACTTAATATTGCTGATATCAAGCCGGTTAATGTCAATCCTCTCTTTTTAGCATCCTTTTCCAGCCATTCTTTCATTTCCTTTGGTAGCCTTAATAAAAAATTATCTTTCATTGTTTCTCCTTTCTTAGTGAATTCACTTTGTAATATATGTATATCATTATTTCAAAGTGATGTCAATATGAAATATTGATTTTATTTAATTTTTATATCATAATGAAATCACTATAATTTAGGAGGTACTTATTATGGCTACTGATAAAAGACCATTTACAATGAGAATGCAACCTGAAAATTTTGAGAAAATAAAAACAGTTGCAGCCTTTAATAAACGCTCCATAGCTATGCAAATCGAATTTTTAATTGAAAACTGTATAACTGACTTTGAAAAGGAACATGGAACTATTGAGATTGCTGAAAATCAACTTGAATAGGATTTATTTTCAGCAAAATCAATTCATTAATGCTAATATTCTTTTCCCTTGCTTCTTTTTCCAACGCTTCGTATACCTCACGGGGTATCCGGAGCGTCATCTGTACCTTCTCCATACTTCCTCCTTTTTTATATCGCTGTACTGAGTACATCCATTTCTTTTAGCATTGCATAATATGTAAGCATTTCTGACAGTTTGTCTTTAGGGATAAGGAAATGCTGAAAATGCCCGCTTTCTTTTGTTATATATATTTTTCCAAGTTCCCTCATTATCGCAGTAGGAATAAATAGTATATAAGGATTTTTCAGTTCCTTATCCTTACCACTTTCCAAAAAAGCAACTATTATATCAGCCTTGGAATTTCGGATGTTCCAGTAATCCTTATCTTTTCTTGTCAAAATTGAGCTGTACTTTATATCAATGGTTAATCCGTTATACACAAAGTCATATGCCGGATTATTCATTCTAAAGTTTGCATTTATATCTACAGCTCTCGGAACAAGTTCTTGAAACAGTTTCTCGGCTTTAATACCTTTTTGCATACTCTTTGAAGCAAACTGTATATGGTCTTTTTTGTTTATTAACCCTCTTTTTAAGAAGTGCATAAACAAGATATATGCAGGTATCTTGCTCGTCATTACTGTCTTTTGAAAGTCATGATTAAGCTTATAAATCTTCTCTGCTTCGTCTATGGTCATTAAGCTTTTACCTCCTTACAGATTAGCCACTTTGTAAAACCCTCTCCAGCCATTTTCAAGGCTTTGTTTTACTATCGCTATTTGTTCACTTTCGTCACTTGTAAGCCTACCTAAAAGCCTAAGACTGTGATGCATATACTTATAAGGATTTTTTGTATAGTACTCATTCAGTACCGCCCTAAGTTCTTCGTTATCTGTATATTTATTAATTACTTCTGTTATGTTCATAGTTCCTCCTGTTTACTTTTAATTCCCATCCACTGCCCTAATCAAATCCGCCAGAGCATTTATCATATTCGGCAACTCATCAAGCTCATATTCCTTGATTTCAGGAATTAGGCTTGTTTTTGCGATTATGTAATCGCAAATGTTGTCAATCGTTTTTTCTATCTTTGCTTGGTTTTTCATTACACTCCTTTTAGCTGTTTATACGAATATAATTTCTTAGCTCAGAAGGCGTAATCTCTATAGCATGGCATAAATCAAATAATTCATTAGCATCTAATTTTCGTTTTTTAAGCAATATCTGAGATAATTGTGCCCCTGACAGATTAGACTTTGCTGCTAATTTAGTTTGTGAATAACCTTTATCTTTTATAAACTCTCTAAGATTATCTCTAATATCCATTAAATCTTTTCTCCTTTCTTTAACTCATTTTTTTAGTATATTTGGATAATAACACTATATTTTTGAGTTGTCAATATGAAAATACTAATTTTTTGAGTTTTTGTATTGATTTTAGAAAGTGAATAAGGTATATTAACCCTAGGAGGTTATGTACGATGACAAAACAAGAAATAGGAACTATACTAAAAAAATTGAGAAATCGCAAAGGTATGACTCAAAAAGATGTTGCTGAAAAAATCGGAAGAACTCAACAAATTATTGGACATTGGGAAACAGGGTACTCTCAGCCCGATGCTGACACTCTATTCATCCTGTGCGATTTATATGATGCGTCAATTGATGAGTCTTTTGGATTTTCCAAGTCTACAGAATTTGAAAGTATTATAGCTAAATACCGTGAACTAGATAATCATGGTAAAGAACTTGTATCTTTAGTTATAGACAAAGAATACGAAAGAATAGAAATTTCCAAAAAACAAAAGAATAAAAATACTTCTTTAATACAAGAAAATATTTCAAATTATGAAGTACCGCTTTGTCAATACCCTTACATCTTAGGTGGTGCAAGTGCCGGATTGACTTCTTTTCTTACTGATATAGAAATCGAAAGCATAAAAGCACCTGTCTGTGACGGTGCAGATTTTATTATATCTGTAAGTGGTGATAGCATGGAGCCGAGCTACTATGATGGTGAAAAGGTATATGTGCAAAAAACTCCCGAACTTAATTTTGGAGATATTGGAATATTTTCAAGAGGTAATGAATTGTTTATAAAAGAATATGGCGAAGACGGTCTGATATCCCATAATCCTAAGTATAAGATGATAAAAGGGGCAGAAGATATTCAAACCGTTGGAAGAGTCATTGAAAAAGTAGAACTTTAGGAGCGGATTATGAAGAAAATAATTAAAATAGCTGTAACTGTTATATTTTCAATACTCGCAATATTTTTTCTTATTGGTTTAGCAGCAGTAAGTGATGTTACCGGAAAGATAGTATTTTTTATCTTATCAGCGGTATTCATTACCGGGATTATTGTTGTAAATGGAGGAATTAAAAATATACCTATATTCTCTTCTAAATACAAAGAACAAATTGCTGAACTTGAAAATACAATATCCGATTTAAATCAAAAATTAGTCGAATCAGGATACCCGAACTATGAACGTCTGGAAAACTTGATTCATCAGAAAGAACAAGAGCTTAACGAGTTGGATAATAGAATATCTATAAATAGGATAGATATTTCAAATTCTAATGCTACCTTAGCTGAGTTATCTGACAAAGAAAAAGAACTGGACAAGAAAATAGGCTCACAAACTAAAAAGCTTCAGAGGATTAAAGAGCTTTATAACAGTATAAACTACAGTATAAAAAACTACTACAAATCCGATACTCATTTGATTGATCAATACAGTACGGAAGAAGTTGAAGCACTATCTCCAAGTGTAATTCTAAAGCTACACCATATGGATATTATGGATCTAAGACGAGCTTTTAAGGATAACGATAAGATAATAGCAAAAACTCTAGCCGAGTATGAGTCAAGGTATACAACCAAAGCTAACAAGACAATATATCAGTTATTAGTGATAGCTCTAAAAGCAGAGTTGCAAAATATTCTTTACAACCTAAGATATGAAAAACTTGATAAAGCAATCGACAATGTAAAGATAATGACATCCAAGTATCTAAAAATAGCCGGTGAAGGTAATCAGGCTATACTTCCTACCTTGGTCAGATTTATTGGTGAGATAGAATACCTTTTCATAAATTCCGTTAAGATAGAATATAACTACTATGTAAAACGAGAGCAACAAAAACAAGAACAAGCTGCTTTAAGAGAGCAAATGAGACAAGAAGCTGAAGAAAGAAAAGCTTTAGAAGCCGAACGAAAGAAAATAGAACAAGAAGAACAAAAGTTTAATTCTGAAATAGAAAAGCTGCAAACTTCTATGACAACTGCTACTGATCCAAGTGAATTAGAAGCTTTGCGAGCTAGAATTTTAGAATTACAATCACAACTCTCAGATGTAATAACAAGGAAAGAAGATGTTACAAGGCTTCAAAACGGTAAAGCCGGCAATGTCTACATAATAAGTAACTTAGGTTCTTTTGGAGAAGATGTATTTAAGATTGGTATGACTAGAAGATTAGAGCCGCAGGATAGGGTAAATGAATTAGGAAGTGCTAGTGTGCCGTTTAAATTTGATGTACATAGCTTTATTTTTTCAGATGATGCTGTAATGTTAGAAAACTCTTTGCATCACAGACTTAATAGTAAGAGAGTGAATAAAGTTAACCTCAGAAAAGAATTTTTTAGAATATCAATAGACGAATTGGAAAAATTGGTAAATGAAATTGATCCAACTGCTGAATTTAACAAAACTATGTTAGCCGAGGAATACAATCAATCCCTATCAACTGATGAAGTTTATGATAATTCTGAAACCGGTATCTATGAAGATGATGACGAAATGGAATAAAAAGTTTACAGGTTCCGGTAAGGCAATCGCCTTCCAAAGCGATGGGATATAATTAATTTTAATAGGAGAAAATACAAATGGATTTTATGGATAAAAACATACCGGTATTTGCATTTAAAATACCTACTTTAAATCTCAAACAAGATTTCTTTTATGCCATGAGTACATTGTATAATGGTATTTGTAATTCTCCGCATGACACTATAATATTTGACTTTAAGGAATGTAAATTTATCAATCCTGCATTTATAAGCTATCTTGGTGGATTAAAAGTGTATTTTAGTTCCAAAGGTAAGACAATTATTTTTTCTACTCCTAATGAAAATAAGGCGCTAAACGGCTTTCTGATATCTTCAGGGATAAGAGGATATTTTGATAATAATTTCAGTAAAGGTTATGCCTCATCTAATGCTATTCCATTCAAAAGAATAGATATGTTAGATGAAAGTGCAATATTGGATTATATCGGTAACATAACTAATCTTGCACCTATAAACATCAGCGAAAGAGCTAAACAACAAATTTTTCAGAATATATATGAGATTTTTAATAATGCAATAGAACACTCTGAACATACAGAAGGGGTTTTCTCTTCCGGGTACTGGTTGCCTAATAAAAAAGAATTAATCTTTTCAATATATGATACAGGTATTGGTATATCACAAAAAATAAGGAACTCATACCCTATGATGTCTTCTTTTGAAGCATTTAATTGGGCAATGCAATCAGGTAACTCTACTAAGCAATTGGATTTAGGTGTTCCTAGAGGGTTAGGATTGCACACTCTTAAGCAATTTATATTCCTTAACAAAGGTGCTTTGCATATATACAGTAATGATATATACTATACATATCCTAATATAGGGTATGTAGGTGTCCTACCGTTTAGCACTGTAGGGACACTTGTGGCAATAAAAATAAATGCAGATTATGAGCATTTATATAAAATGAAAGGAGAATAGCCATGGCTAATATACTATTATCAGATATTACTAACGAAGCTGCTTCAAGAACTTCAGGTATTAAACTAAAAGAAGTATTGCTTGATAAAGTAGAGAAAGAAAATGAAATTATTGTAGATTTCAATGGTATAGAAAGGTATGCCTCACCTTTCTTTAATAACAGTTTCGCTGCATTATATATAGCACTTGAACCAACCCAAAGCAAAAAAATCAAAGTAATGAATATCAGTGATGTGGGTAAATTGATTTTTGATACATCCATAAATAATGCTAAATTTTTACTGAATAATCCCGATTACAAAGAAAAAATCGATCTTATAACCGGACAAACTCCCAAGGATGTATAGGCACTATGATAAAAGATATCCGAACATTTAAACCTATTGATAACAGTAAGGAGTTTTTTATTGATACTAATGTACTATACTGGTACTCATATTCTAAGTATGATTTATTTAATACATCAACTAAGAAGCAGGCTCAGCCATATTTAGACTTCCTTGAAATGTTAATATACAATAAGCACCCCATTTTTACATCTATATACAACTTATCAGAATTGTTGTATATAATTGAAAAACACGAGTTTTCTATTTATCAAGAAACTAACAAAGAATTAAAACTAAGTATAAAAGATTTCAGAAGACTAACTTCAAGGAAATATGTAAAAAATGAACTCCTTACAGCACTAGCCAATACCAAGAATTTATGTACCATATTAAATTATTCTTTTTCGTTATCTGAATTAGAAGAATTTATAGATACTTCTGACAAACACAGATGTGATAACTACGACTTTATCATTATTAAAAACTGTATAGAAAAAGGGAAAATAAACATTATCTCAGATGACAGTGATTTTTCTACTTTAGATAAAATAAACCTTTATACAGCAAATGAAAATATATTGGATATTAAATAAATAAAAAACACCCCTGCACTGCTACCAACAATGCAAGGGTATGACCAAATACAAGTCCTGTGTGGTCAGCACAAGAACATTCAACAGCCATTTTATCACACTAGGACACCTCATTCAATCCTGAATAGGTGTTCTTTTTATATGCAAAATAAGGAGGTATCCCATGGCAACTGCGAGAAAGCTACCATCCGGCAGTTACAGATGTCAGATCTATGACTATACGGATGAAAAAGGTAAAAGACACTACAAATCTTTTACGGCTTCAACTAAGAAAGAAGCGGAATACTTAGCAACTGCATATAAGCTTGAAGAATCCACCTCAAACAACAACCTAACCATAGGCAAAGCCACCGAGCAATATATTAACAACCGATTATCTATTCTTTCACCTACCACAGTAAGAACCTATAGAGGTATAGCCGCTAATCAGATCGGCAAGATATCTAAGTTAAAGATTGACAGTATTACTCAAGAGCAAGTACAAGTATTTATCAACTCAATTGCAGGCACTATATCTCCTAAAACGATCCGCAATGTTCATGGATTGCTTAATGCAGTTATTAGGACTTACAGACCTAATTTTTCACTTAAAACGGATTTACCTAAGAAAGTTCAATCGGATATACATATACCTTCAGATAGTGAAGTCAGACAGCTTATATCTTATGTAAAGGGGTCAGAATTGGAAGTGCCTATACTGCTTGCCGCTTTCGGTCCTATGCGTAGAGGTGAAATCTGTGCATTAAAAGCAGAGGATGTAAACGGTAATATAGTGCATGTAAAAAATGCTATGGTAAAAGCTCCTGACGGATCATGGGTTATAAAAGCACCAAAAACTTATAGCAGTGACAGATACATAGAATTCCCGGATTTTGTTATAGAACTGCTTCCAAAAGAAGGCAGTATAACAAACCTTCACCCAAATATGATAACGGATCGCTTTGCCAATTTATTAAAAAAAGCCGGTCTTAAACATTTCAGATTTCATGATCTAAGACACTATTCAGCTTCCATTCTTCATGCAATGGGTATACCCGATAAGTATATTATGGAGCGTGGCGGCTGGTCGACAAGTTCGACACTAAAGACGGTTTATCAACACACTATGAGGGGTAAAAACAAAGAAATTAATAATAAAATAAACAGTTATTTTGAAACTATGCAACATGAAATACAACACGAATAA